TATGTTGACCGACTCTATGGAGACCTGAGAACCCTCGACGGCCTCCTCCGCTCGCTAGACGAGTTCGCTGCCAATGCCGCAAAGGTCATCTGGATGGCGAAGCCGAACGGGACCACCCGCCTTAGAACTGTTGCTAAAGCCCGCTCTGGCTCTGTCATTTCCGGTAACCGCGATGACTTGGGCGTCCTCCAGATGGAGAAGTTCGCTGACTTCAACGTCGCTAGAGCCCAGGCCGACACGATTACCGAGCGTCTAAACCATGCCTTCCTGGTGGAACAGGCCATGGTTCGTCAGGCTGAGCGTGTGACCGCCGAGGAGATTCGGATGCTGACTCAGTCGGCCCAAAGGACTCTGTCGGCTGCCTACACTGTCCTTTCAACTGAGATGCAGCGCCCCATCCTGTCCCGCTATGTGGCCCGGATGACCCGTGCGCGGAAACTTCGCCGGATGCCTAAGAAATACATCACCCCGACTATCGTGGCCGGTGCTGATGCCCTTGGCCGTGATGTGGAGCTTCAACGACTTGACCAGTTCATGCTGGGAACCGGGATGCCTCTAGAGGTCATGGAGCAGTACGTCAATGTCGGTGAGTATATGCAGCGCCGCGCCAACCTTCTGTTCGTTGACCGCCGTGGTCTGGTCCTCACTGACGAGGAGCGGGAACAGCGTCAGGCCCAACAGACCCAGCAGCAGATGATGGTGGCCGGTACTGGCCCTGCCGTCAGCGCCGTGGGTGGCCTTGCCCAACAGCAGATGACTCAAGAGATTGAAGAATAATGACCGACCGCGTTGAAGTGAACCAAGAGGACGTCGCTGACTCCTCTGAATCCGAAACCAAGGAAACTTCTGAGGTGCCCGAATGGGTGGCCGATAAGTTCCGTGACTCTGAAAACCCCGTAGAGGCGCAAGCCCAGGCCTACCTTGAGGCCGAAAAACGACTCCATGAAAAGTCTACTGAAACTCCTGAGCCGAATCCTGAGCGTACTGAAGAAGGTGTTCCGGGTCCGCTAAGTGACCTGATTACTGAGGCCGGGTCTCTCATTGACCAGGGTCAGGCCCTTACTGATGACCTGTATGGTAAGTTCGCTGAGCAAGGCGTTCCGCGTGAGATGGTTGACTCTTATATCGAGAGTCAGCAAGTCGTGGCTGAGGCTGAGGCCGCCCGACTGTACGAGGCTGCCGGTGGCCCTGACGCCATGGCGACCATGGTTGAGTGGGCCTCCACTGAACTAACTGCCGAGCAAAAGGCTGAGTTCAATGAAGCAGTCCGTGGCGCTGACCGTGAGAACGCTGTAGCCGCCATCCAGGCCCTGAAGTCTGCCTACGAACAGGCTGAGGGCGCTCCCCCCTCCTCCCGCGTAGAAGGCGGGTCCAGTGCAGGGGGTCCTGCCGTTCAACCCTTTGGCTCTACCGCTGAGATGGCTGCCGCCATGGCTGACCCTCGATATGCTGTGGATGAGGCCTATCGACAGGAGGTTGAGCGCAGACTTTCGGTTTCCTCCAATCTTTGATTAGGTTGTAGGATTCCAACCTACCGCGATTCTCAAGACCGCACTTGGCCCGTTACGACGGACACCCCTGAGTGGCAAGAGGTGAAAGGTAAAACTTCTTTTTTCTTTCTGTTTCTAACTCCCTAAGTAAATGGCTTCTGTTTCTGCATTTTCTTTCGGCGGTCAGACTCCCTCTGCCACCACCACCGAGCGTGATATCTTCCTTCGGAAGTTCGCCGGTGAGGTGCTGACTAACTATTACCAGATGAACGTCGCTGACCCCCTGGTCACTACGCGGCGCATCTCGTCCGGTAAGTCTGCTCAGTTCCCTGTGACTGGTACGGCCTCGGCTGCCTACTTCACTCCTGGTCAGGACATCCTTGTTGATGGTTCTTACCTTAACGACATTGCGACGAACGAGCGCCTGATTAAGCTCGACCGTCTGCTGATTGCTCCGGTTTTCATTGACTCTGTCGATGAGGCTATGAGTCACTACGACTACCGGACGCCTTTCACGCAGTCGCTCGCGTCTGCTCTTGCTGAGCATAAGGACGACGCCCTGTTCCGTCAAATCATCATCGCCTCGACCTCGCCCGCCGTGTCCCCGCAAGCTGGGGGTGGCGGTGACATCGGTCTCGGCGGCACTGTGGCTGCTGCTAGTACGCAGACGATGATGAACGCCTTCTTTGAGGCGGCCCAAAAGTTCGATGAGTCCAACGCTCCCCAATGGGGCCGTCACGCGGTCCTGTCCCCGGAAGCGTATTACAAGCTGATTAATGATGGCACGGCGACCCTGGTCACCGCTGTCAACAAGGACGTCGGCGGTAATGGTTCCATCACTTCGGGTAAGGTCTATGAGCTTGCGGGTATCCGTATCCACAAGTCGAACCACTTCGTTGGTCTGGATGATGACCCTGGTCCGATTGCGAACTTCACCGGCCTGAACGCCGCTGGTTCGGAGGACGACCATGGTGATTACAGTTACGACCTCGGTGACGGTACTGGCGACACTGCTGGTGTGTTCTTCCACTCCTCGGCTATCGGCCAAGTGGTGATGAAGGACCTCACGGTGGAGTCCGAGTATATCATCGAGCGTCAGGGTGACCTTGTGGTCGCCAAGATGATGTTCGGTGCGGACGTTCTTCGCCCCGATATGGCCATGCGCCTCGCGCAAGCCTAAACCCCTTGTTCTTTCTGGCCGGGGCTCAGGGACATTATCTCCTTGGGCCTCGGCCTTCTTACTTATGAATCGCACCACCGAGCTTGAAGCCATCAACATGATGCTGTCCGTGATTGGGGAATCCCCCGTCCTGACCGTGGATGAAGAACTGTCTGTTGATGCTCACATCGCCAGGAACATTCTCACCGAACAAACTCGGGATGTCCTTATGGACGCCTGGGAGTTCAACACTGAGACCAAGACCCTGACCCCAGACGACGAGGACCGAATCTATGTCCCGTCGTACTACCTTGCCATCCAACATGCCTGGAGCGAGTCGTATTACACCAACCGGTACTCTCAGCGTGGTGAGTTGCTCTATGACCTAGAGAACAACACCTTCGACATCACTGAGTCTGTCGAGGTTACCGCCATTGTTGGTTTTGACTTTGAGGAAATCCCTGAGCCAGTGCGCCGGTATATCGCTGTTCGTGCCGCTCGTTTTTTCCAGGACCGGCGACTTATGGACCGTGACCTGCATATGTATACGATGACCGACGAGATTGAGGCCAAGGCCAAGGCTGTGGAGTTTGACTCCAGAGACGGTGAGTATATGATGACTGAGTCTGAGGACATCTCTCAAATCCTTATCCGTCGAGGTCGCCCCTACTTCCCGAATGGCTAAGGTCATCACCCGTGTCCCTGCGTTGACTGGCGGCGTCAGTCAGCAGCCCGATGTCCTCCGGCTCCCTACTCAGGTGGCGTCGGCTGACAACGTCATGTGCCTGGGTGACCGGGGACTCATTGACCGTCCTGGCTCTGTGTTTGAGGGCCGACTGGACTCTCTGGACACGGACCTTGACGCGACTGATGATGCGGCGTTCCACATCATTGACAAAGACTCTGGTGAGCGATGGCTGATTAGTGCTGCCCCTGGTGAAGCTCAGCCCTACCGGGTGTTCGACCTCACCAGTACGACCGGTACTGACTTTGACGAGCAGGACGTCGTCATCAGTTCCGCCGCTAAAGACTACTTGTTTGGCGCGGACGTTGACAACCTTGAGTTCTTGACTGTGGGAGATGTGACCTACATTCTGAACAAGGATGTCACTGTCATTATGGACTCCGACGACCTGACGCCGACCAGGAACCCCTCCGCAATCCTGTTTGTTCGCGGCTCTCTCGGTGACCCGAACGACCAAGTGGTCGTAAAAATCGACGGCGTCTCGTCCACCACCATCAACTGCTCTTCTGGTAACACCAACACTGAGGAGTTGGCGAACCAGATTATGTCTGCTTTGTCTGGTGCGGCTGCGGCAGCCACCGCCTGTACGGTGAACGTCTCTGAACAGCGCATTGATGATGTGGGCCACTCGGTTG